GCAAGGAGCGCAAGGAGAGCATTGAAACAGCTTTCAGCGGTGTGCAGGAGAACGGCAAGTGCCGCATTTCTGAGCTGGCGGAGTACATAGGAAAGAGCGAAAAGACCGTTGGAAGATACCTCAAAGAGCATGGTGGCTTTTGGATAGAAGAGGGAGAATGTGGCTTAAAAGCTCAGTAGACAGACAAGACAAAATCGAATTTTTGAACTTTAGACAGACAGGAAAAAATCGAAAAAGTGTCAGGACAAAATCGAACTTTTTTTCTTGTCGGACAATATCGAAAATTACCGAGTTTGTCGGACGGACAGACAAATCTATTATTATAAACAATACTTTTTGTCGGGGGCTTAAACTCGCCCCGACGAAAAAGTAGTTTGAATAATGACGCGCGAGGAGGAACACACGCAGATGAGAGCAACAAGAAGTAAGGCAAGGCAAGACGTTGTTAATGCAGCTAAGAAAATGCCACCGCTTTTTCATAAGCTGCCTAATGAAGATTTCGACTATCGAAAATCACGCACGCTTTGGTGGCTCGTGAAACAGCCGCAGGTACTCAAATACATTTGGGATATGGTCAAACAGTCGGGAGCATTGGTGTATGATGACAAGTCACACAAATGGCACGGAGTAGATTTCAAATGCGAGGAGGAAGATGATGACTGAATTTTTTATGGCGATGATACCGCCGACAACTACGGCTCAGGAACACAAGGTGACTGTGAGAAATGGCAAGCCGATATTTTATGACCCACCCGATGTCAAGGCGGCAAAAGAAAAGCTCACGGCAAACCTAGCAAGGCACAGACCACCTGAGAAATACATCTGTGGGATAAGGCTGGTAACAAAGTGGCTGTTCCCAAATGACGGCAAACACAAGGACGGAGAGTACAAGATCAGCAAGCCTGACACAGACAACCTGCAGAAGATGTTCAAGGACTGCATGACACTATGCGGCTTTTGGACTGACGACCAACTTGTGGCGAGCGAGATATGCGAGAAGTTCTGGGCGGACATACCTGGCATTTATGTGAGGATAGAGGAGCTATGACGATACATGAAGTAAAGAAGAGTCTCGGACGCAGGGTGAGCTACAACGGCTCTGACTGCTACGAACTGACAGGGTGCATTATCCGCAAGAGCAGTAAGACAGGTCAGTTCTTCTACCAGGCAGAGATCGCTGACAAGACTTGTGGCAATACGTTGGTGTATTGTAGGTTGGAAGAGTTGAGGTGTGAGGAGGCAAAAGAATGAAAACACATAATCTGAAACTTAGCATAGAATTTTGTGACGCTGTTCTGAGAGGTGAGAAAACTTTCGAGGTCAGAAAGAATGACAGAGGTTTTCAGACAGGAGATCTGATAAGATTTATACCGACGGACGGAAAGTCTTATCATAGCTTGAATGGTACAGTAATAGAACACGCAAAACATGAGATATCAGGACATACATACAAGATAACATATATCCTCAACGGCTGGGGAATAAAGAATGGGTATGTTGTGCTGGGAATTAAGGAGATAAAATGCAATAACTGCGTATTTTATCATACTTGTTACAAACGGAATGTAGTTTGTGATGATTACAGACCTAGACAAACTGAGGAGGATTAACATGAACAAGAAAGAAATTAACGAGATTAAGAGAACATTCAGCGACGACTGTGGACTTTTCACAGTAAACCACGTTGTTACCGCATTTGTGGACGCTGAAAAGAATATAAAGTGCAAGACCAATCAGCTTTACAACACCATTCCGCAGGACGAGGCGGAGCTGATAATGATAAACCTGAAAAAAGGTACTCAGCGGCTCTATCGGCAAAAATCTGCTAGAATATTCGTTCCCTAAGGACGCCTACCTTGAGGGCGGTGCTCAGCCTTTTATGTACGAAACACTCCAAAGCAAGCTTCTTGACGAAGAAAAGGTTGATAACTTTCTGAATGCCATTGTGGAAAAGGTGGAGTATGTGTCTACATATACCATTTTCATGGCACATTGTACATATTCTGTGCTGAAAAAGAACAAAATGGACGAGTTTGAGGACGAAGCTGACACTGATTATAACTTTATTGTGACAGCTCTTTGCCCTGTAAATCTGCGTATTGACGGGCTTGTGTATGATGAACAGGACAACTCTATCGCTAAGAAAGAGTCATGCGACAGAATTGTTGAACTGCCAAGTGACGGTTTCCTGTTCCCTCTTTTCAATGACCGTGCACCAGATATCAACGGCGTGCTTTACTACACGAAAAATGCAAAAAAGCCGAACACTTCCGTTGTTGAGGAGCTTTTGGGCTGTGAGTTCTCAATGACCTGTCAGAACGAAAAGGAAACTTTCAAGGATATCCTCACAAGCGTTGTGGGCGATGAGCTTGACTATGATCTTATCACTACTGTGAATGACAAGATTTCCACATTTGTTGACCAAAATGCTCATGAAACTGAGATACCGACAATTGACGAACATAAACTTTCGTCCATTCTGTGGGAAGCTGGAGTTAGTCAGGATAAGCTGGAAAAGTTGCATGGTGTGTATGAAAATGCTATGCACGGCAAGGTTTTCAAGGCTGTAAATCTTGTCGAAGACAAGGTAACAATATCGGGCATGGGATTCAAGATGACCGTAGACAATTATCACAAGGGTGACGTATCTACAGCAATAGGCAAGGTTATTTTCGGTGTTGCTGATACGGCTGTTGACGTGAATGGTATCGGCATTAAAATGGACGGTGTTGCTAATGGCTGACCCTATGACCATGTCACGCCTGAAAGCATACCGCAGAAACGCCTCAGCCATTGAGGACATCAAGGCAGAGCTTTCAGGCAAGTACGTTGCCGACAGTATCAGCGTATGCACTCCACCGTCCTACACACCACACAGCACACGCATAGAGGGCTTTCTGCCAAACGGCGATACACTTTCATTGCTGTGCGAACAGGCACGGCTAGAGCGTGAGCAGAGGGCTGTGGAGGAGTTCATCAAGGGGATAGAGGATAGACAAATGAGGAAGATATTTGTACTCAGGTTTGTAAAAGGCTTTACTTGGATACAGATAGGACACAAGGTCGGAGGTACAGCGGACGGCTGTAGAATGGCGGTCAAAAGATTTTTGCAAAATGCTTAAACTTGTTCGCTCTGTTCGTTTTACCTATGTTATAATTTAAACTGAGGAAAGTGTAGATGTACCTCAGACTTGTACTTTCATTGAAGTCACCTCCAATTTTCTAAGCCCCGTAAGGGGCTATGCAGGTCGAGAGCGAGCCAGCTCAACATCTGCTCCAACATTTACAAAACTCCTTATAATATTTTCACAAGGGCGGCTGCATTTTGCGGTCGCTTTTGCGTTGAGAAGGTGACCTTATGCCTATACCAAGACCCGATCGAAACGGCTCACATCAAACGCAGTTTCGCATAAATAAGAAGAAGATATATGCTACCCAAACGGTCTGCGGTATCTGCGGTAAGCCTGTTGATTTTTCCTTGAAATATCCGCACCCACTGTCAGCTTGCATTGATCATATCATACCTATCGCAAAAGGCGGTCACCCTTCGGCTCTTGAGAACCTCCAGCTTGCTCATTGGTGTTGCAATCGTCAGAAATCTGATAAATTGGTAGAAAAACAGGTGTTTGACCAAAAGGTAGAAGCCGTATCCAACCGTGTTTTACCGCAAACTTTTGATTGGAAGTCGATTTAAACACGAATTTCCACGAAATTTTCATTTTTTTTGAGCATATGGGGGCATACCACCCCCTTTGAGGGTACTTTTCACGTTCACGCCTTCATTGTGTAAATATCTCGCAGAATTTTAAACAGGAGCAAAAATATGACAAACGAAATATATGGAATTGACTATCTGCGACGCAGACTTACCGATAAACAAACACGAGTGCTATTGAGATATAAGTACTACGAAATGAAAAATAACGCACAGGACTTTTCGAGCCTTGCTCCCGAAAAATTCAAGGGGCTAAAGGAAACTGTCGGTTGGTGTGCGAAAGCAGTCGATAGCCTTGCTGACCGCTTGCAGTTCGATGAATTTCAAAATGATGAATTTAATCTGAGCGAAATATTCTTGTCAAACAATCAGGATATACTCATTGATTCTGCGGTGCTTTCGGCTCTTATCTCAGCCTGTTCTTTCGTCTATATCCGAGAAGATAACGGCTATCCTCGCCTGCAGGTCATTGACGGCTCAAACGCCACCGGTATCATTGATCCTGTGACAAATCTACTTACCGAGGGCTATGCAGTGCTTGAGCGTGACAGCATGGGTGTTGTAAAGACAGAGGCTTATTTTATGGCAGGCATGACGGAAATATACTCCCATGGCGTGCTTGTTCAGCGTATACCAAGTTCTGCACCATATGCACTGCTCGTGCCGATAATATATCGTCCTGACGCAAAGCGTCCGTTCGGTCACAGCCGTATTTCAAGAGCCTGCATAGCCTATACGCAGACAGCTCTCAGAACTATAAAACGCTCTGAGGTGTCGGCTGAATTTTACAGCTTTCCTCAAAAATATGTGCTTGGATTATCTGAGGACGCAGAGTTCAATAACCGCCTTGCTACGATATCCTCTTTTCTGAATTTTACGAAAGACGGCGACGGCGATCACCCCATTGTAGGACAGTTTCAACAGCAATCAATGACGCCATATACTGAGCAGCTGAGAACACTTGCAAGCCTGTTCGCAGGAGAAACAGGACTGACCCTTGATGACTTGGGCTTTGCCACCGAAAACCCCTCCAGCGCAGAGGCTATCAAGGCAGGCCATGAAAACCTACGATTAACGGCACGCAAGGCACAGAGGACGTTCGGAACAGGTCTGCTCAATGTGGGCTATCTTGCCGTTTGTATCCGTGACAGATACGCATATCAAAGAGATGCGTTCAGAGATACAAAGGTCGCATGGTTGCCTATCTTCGAGCCTGACGCTGCGGCACTCTCGGGTGTGGGCGACGCTATCTTGAAGATAAACCAGGCTGTGCCTGACTATCTTGGTGCAAGAAACATAAAGGCTCTCACAGGTATGGAGAGTGACGGCAAATGAGCGCACTTTCAGACAAAATAAAAAGCGACCTTGTCAAGCTTTCAAAAAGCGACAAACATTTGCAGAGCATTATAAAAAGGCTTGAAAGCGGTAACGCAAACCTCGCTGATGTTGATGATTTTGCACAGGCAACAGGAACCGTGCTGAAAAAAGTCTTTGAAAAAAGCATAATCGAAAGCCCAAAGGCTTTTACAGATGAACAGCTTATTGCTGAGATACTCGGTGATATATTCGGTGATAATTACGAGCTTATAAACTCTGTGGCTGAAAATATCCAAAAGCAGCTTGATAAGGTGGCAGGCATAGGCATAAAGCCGCAAAGATCAGATTTTCCCTCTGAGAGGATAGAAAATCTTGCAAAAGTGACTGCTCAAAAGGACCTTACCGACAAGACGGCACTAAGCGAGTTCACTGCGTCAGTTGAGAACATAAACGGCTCGATTTTTACCGATTATGTCAAAACAAATGCTGACTTTCGCAGTAAGGCAGGACTTAAAGTCTACGTTATCCGTTCAGACCACAGCAAGTGCTGCGCATGGTGTTCAAAGCTTGCAGGAAAGTACGTTTATCCCGATGTTCCAAAAGACATATGGCGACGGCATAAGCGCTGCACCTGTGAGATAACCTACGTCAATGAAAAGGCAGGCACATATGACCAAATAAGCTATTCAGACGTTCAAAACGGCAAAGAAATCGAAACACGCAAGCAGGTCACAAGGCTCACACCTGAGCAGGCGAGAGCTAAGGAAAAAGAAGTGCTTAGCAGGATTGACAAATCGAGAAAAAATGGTATAATGAAATCAGGAAGAAACCTTGAACGAAAAGAGCAAAACATAGGTGCGTTCTCAACGTTGACAGTGCCAATGCAGAAAAGAGAAATTCTGAACATATGTAGAAAATATTCTATTGATACTAGCGGAATAACCTTTAAGATTCAGCGTTCTGAAAAACTCCTTGCACTTCCTTTTTATGGCTCAACAGACTATAATAACATAGGAAGAATAGACTTGTTCCCAAGTGCATTTTCTTCTGAAGAGGAATTAGTAAAAACCATATTGCATGAAAAGTGCCACGTTTTACAGCTAAAGAAACATGGCAAAGCATATGCTCAGCAAAACTTAGATTTAATGGAAAAACAAGCTTATAGGTTTGAACGATTATTTTATAGCTTGGTTACAAAGAGGTGATAGTATGAAATGGCTTGACAATCTAGCGAGTATAAAGCAGCTCCATAAAGCAGGCAAATGCCCATATTGCGGACAAGAAAATACAGATTACAGATTGCTTGAAATAAGCAGTGGTAAAGGATATGGAGATGTTTGGTGCAATGACTGTAAAAAACCTTTTCATATTTCTCGTATAGAAGTATCAGAGACAGACATTCGAGAAAAGCAGTTACCTCCTGAACTCAAATATTAGTTAATAACCGCTCCGCTACGGCGAGGCGGTATTTTTATACCCAAAATCAGAAAGGACGGATATTATGGCACTTGACCGGGATACAATATGGCAGCTGCGGAGAGCTAAGAGTGATATTGAGAACATCAGAGCTGAAATTCAGAAGATAAAGGATAATGCTGATTATGTTGCGGCACTGATACGCTGTGAAAGGTCATTGAGTATAGTTTTATCCAATGCTGAAAAGGTCAAATCGATAAAGTAAATATCAAACTAAGCACCTTAACGGGTACTTTTTTAGTACCCTAAAAAAAAGGAGGTAATTCCCTATTGAGGATAAGAGAATCGGCAGGCAGACCCCCACCATATCGGTAGTGTTGCCTTATGAGCAGACTAAGGGCAACGAGGCTGTAGAGTTATATAACAGCACAGGCAGAACTGCTCAGGAATGGCAGGAAATACAGCTCTACGACATCATGGCTACTAATGACGAAGGCTTGTGGACGCATATGAAATACGGCTACAGCGTGCCAAGACGTAACGGAAAATCTGAAATACTTATAATGCGTGCTCTCTGGGGACTTATCCACGGAGAGCGTGTTCTTTATACGGCACACAGAACGACCACCTCTCACAACGCATGGGAAAAGGTCATTGAACGTCTTGCAAAGGCAGGATATACCGAAAAAGAGGATTTCAAGACCACAAAACAGTTTGGCCTTGAACGTATCGAGTGGCTCAAAGATAATGACGGAGGTCTTATCAACTTCCGTACACGTTCATCAAAAGGGGGACTTGGTGAGGGCTATGACCTGCTCGTTATAGACGAGGCTCAGGAGTACACGGCTGACCAAGAAAGTGCATTGAAATACGTTGTTACCGATTCTGCAAACCCTCAGACACTGATGTGCGGCACTCCTCCCACTGCGGTATCATCTGGAACTGTGTTCTATCAGTACCGCCGTGACACTCTGAGTGGAACTAATGTTGATAGCGGCTGGGCGGAGTGGAGCATACCTGAAATGGCTGACGCACATGACCCTGAACTTTGGTATGAAACAAATCCCTCACTCGGTACGATACTGACCGAGCGTACGATACGCTCAGAGCTTGGCAAAGACCAGACAGACGATAATATCCAGCGTTTAGGGCTGTGGTTAAGATATAATCAGAAGTCTGCCATAAGCCGAGAGGAATGGCATAACTATCAGCTCGATACAGCACCAAAGCTTTCGGGCACGCCTGAATTGTTCTTCGGCGTTAAGTATGCAAGATATACGTCAAATGTTTCTCTTGCAGTTGCAGTTAAAACTTCTGACGGCAAAATATTCGTTGAAGCTATTGACTGCCGCCCTGTGCGAGAGGGAAACGGCTGGATAATCTCATATCTCAGAAATCCTCACGCAAGGCAAGTGACCATAGACGGTGCAAACGGACAGGCTGTGCTTGAAAGTGATATGAAAGACGCAGGAGTTAAGTGCAAGTCTGTGCTGCCAAAGGTTGCTGAGGTGGTGCAGGCGTCAGCTCAGTTTGAGCAAAGTCTGTTTGCTGATAAGATATGCCACGCAGAACAACCTGCACTTGAGCAGGCTGTTTCAAACTGTGAACACAGAGCCATAGGCTCAGGCGGAGGTTTCGGTTACAGCTCTATTATGGAGGGTGCTGACATTTCGCTGTTAGAGTCGGTGGTGCTTGCACATTGGAGCTGTGCGAACGCTAAAGAAAAGAAAAAGCAAAAAATAAGCTACTGATATTTGAAAGGAATGATATTATGGCAGAAGAATTTGAGCCTGTCACGACGCAGGAACAGCTTGACAAGATAGTAAATGCCAAGCTGGAGGAAAACACAAATGCTGTCACAAAGCAGTTTGAGGGATATGTTTCCCCTGCTGATATGGCAGAAAAGGTCAAGGGCTATGAAACCACTATAGCAGACCTTACGGCAAAGGGCAAGGCGGCTGAACAGAGCCTTTGTAAGCTGAGAGCCGCACAGGAGTACGGACTTCCTGCGGAGCTTTCTGACAGGCTCAGCGGTGAGGACGAAAAGTCTATAAGAGCCGATGCAGAAAAGATGTCAAAATACTTTAAGACATCACACAATGCCCCTGATTTCAGAGCAGAGGGCGACCCAAGCAAAAACAGTGCAGAAAACGCACTTAGAAAAACACTTGAAAAGCTGAAAGGAGAATAATCATGGCAGAAACAATTAAGAGAGGCACACTTCTTGAGCCTGAAACAGTAACAAGCATTTTTTCAACAGTAAAGGGTCATTCCTCCCTTGCAAAGCTTAGCGGCAGAGATCCTGTATCTTTTAACGGCAACGACTATTTCGTTTTCTCTATGGACGATGAGGCGGACGTTATCGGTGAAAGCGAGGCTAAATCCGCAGGCAGTGCTAAGCTCGGCAAGGTAACAATGCGTCCGCTCAAGATCGAATACGGCGCACGCTTCAGTGACGAGTTCATCTATGGAACAGACGAAAAAAAGCTTGAGGTCATGAAAGCATTTGCAGAGGGTGCAGCGATCAAGTTTGCTCGTGCGATAGACATTCTCGGCTTTCACGGAATCAATCCAAGAAAGAAAACTGTTGTCGCTGCTCTCGATAATAACTATATCGACAAGGCGGTAGCTGACAATAGTGCAAAGGTCGATTTTGACAGCACAGACCCTGAGGGCAATCTTGAAGACGCTATTGCTCTGCTTGGCGACTACGAGGCAACAGGCTTTGCACTTTCAAAGGACTTTGCCTCTGCACTTGCAAAGCTCAAGGTCAACGGCGTAAAGCAGTATCCAGAGTTTGCTCTCGGTGCAAACCCGGGCAGCCTTAACGGCACAGCCTGCGATGTAAATTCCACCGTAAACTTTAACAAGGGTACAGACAGAGCTATCGTGGGCGACTTTGCGAGAGCCTTTAAGTGGGGCTATGCTAAGGAACTTCCTTTGGAGGTCATTCCTTATGGCGACCCTGATAACTCAGGCAGAGATCTGAAAGGACACAATGAGGTGTATCTCAGAACAGAGGCTTATATCGGCTTTGCTATCCTTGACCCTAAGGCATTTGCAGCCGTTCAGGCCGTTCAGGCAACAGAATGAGCAGCGTTTATGCCACTATCGACGACATAGCAGTATACGGACGAAAGCTTACATCACAGGAGCAGCAGGCGGCGGATAGTCTTATCGAGACCGCCTGCGCAAAGCTCCGTGTTATAGGCAAGCGTTACGGCGTTGATGTCAATGCCCTTGTGACAAGTGATGAAGACTATGCGTTGACAGTAAAGGCGATAATCTCAAAGGCTGTTGTGAGAAGTCTTGACTGTTCGGCTGATAATGCACCACCTGCTGTGCAGGCGTCACAGGCAGCTATGGGCTATTCGGTGTCAATGACTTATCTCAATTCAGGACAATCTTTATATTTTCTCAAAAACGAATTGAAAGAGCTTGGTATCATTCGTCAGAGGTGGGGAGCTATGGAGGTATATGACTATGAGAACAATGATAAAGGGAATTTCGGTGAAGCTTAAAGTGCAGACGCAGACAGGTGTTGACGGCTTTGGCAGACCAACTTATGAGGATAGTTGGGAGCTTGTTGACAACGTTCTTGTGGGCGAGCCGTCATCTGATGATGTTATAAGTGAGCTTAACTTATCGGGTAAGCGCATAGCTTATGTGCTTGCTATACCGAAAGGCGACACTCACACCTGGGAGGACACGGAAGTTGAGTTCTGGGGAATGACGTTCAAAACTGTTGGTATCCCTACGCAGGGCATTGAAGAAAACCTGCCCCTCAGTTGGAACAAGAAAGTCATGGTGGAGCTGTATGGGTAAGGTGAAGATAGTCCTTGACCGCAAGGCAGTAAGGCAAATGCTGCGTTCAAAAGAGGCTGAGAACATATGCCGTGAGTTTGCCGACAAAGCGGCACAGCGGCTGGGTGACGGCTACGAGGTGTCAACCTACTCAGGCAAAAAGCGTGTGAACGCAAGCATAAAGGCTGTGACCTACAAGGCGAGAAAGGAAACAAAGCAGGACAATGCCATATTAAAGGCGGTGCTGAGAAAATGATAGAAGAAGTTATACTGGGCTATCTGAGCAAGAGCCTTGGCGTTCCTGTGTTTATGGAAGAGCCGTCCTCACCGCCGCAGAAGTATATCATCATCGACAAGCTGGGCTCGTCTGAGAAAAACAGACTATCTTCGGCGACCTTTGCCGTGCAGTCATACGGCGGCAGCCTTTATGATGCAGCAAGGCTCAATCACACTGTCAAGGCAGCTATGCGTGACGCTGTGACTCTTGATGACGTTATATCCTGCAAGCTGAACAGCGATTATAATTACACCGACGAAGAAACAAAACGATACCGCTATCAAGCAGTATTCGACATACGATATTACGAAAAGGAGAGATAACAATGGCAAATACCAACAATGCAAACAACGTTACCGCAGGCAAGCCTAAGATAGGCGGTGCGGTATATCGTGCACCTAAAGGCACAACGCTGCCGATAGACGCAACATCGGCTCTTGCAGCGGAGTTCAAGTGCCTTGGCTATTGCTCAGAGGACGGACTTTCAAACGGCAATGACCGCTCAAACAGCAACGTAGCAGCCTGGGGCGGAGATGTAGTGCTCAATATGACCAACGCAGGCAGCGACACATTCACGCTGACGCTTATCGAAACGCTCAACGAGGAAGTGCTCAAAACTGTCTACGGCTCTGATAACGTCACAACTGCACTTGAGGGCAAGGACATAACAGTTGCCGTGAACGGCGGCTCTGACGAGGAGAGCGTGTATGTTTTCGAGCTTATCCTCAAGGACGGAGCTTTAAAGCGTATCGTAGTCCCTTGTGCCTCTGTAACGGCTCTGGGCGAGATCAAGTATATAGACACTGACGCCGTGGGCTATAACATCACGCTGACAGCCGTCAACGACAGCAAGGGCAACTCACACTATGAGTACATTCACCTGAAATCTGAGTAACAGGAGGAAGATCATATGCTTAAAGGTATTACAAAAAGCGGCTTTGACTATGAGATAGAGGACAAGGCTCTTGACAACTGGGAGCTGCTTGAATCACTTGTGGCGATAGATGAGGGCGACACTGCCGCTGTCATCAAGGTGGCAAGACAGCTCCTTTCCAAGGCACAGCTCGACAGCCTCAAAGAGCATTGCAGAGATAAAGACACAGGAATAGTGTCAAGAAACAAGATGCTTGTAGAGATCGCTGATATATTGAAAGGCGAAGGCTCAGAGGGCGACAAAACAAAAAACGCCTGAGGGCTGTCTGCGGACTTGCCCATATGATATGCCGTGATGAGATGTCGCTTGCCTGCGATCTCGCAGAGGTCTATCACATATACGACTACAAAACGCTGCCGCTTTCCTCAGTGGCGGCGTTTTTTATGGGTCTGCGTCCCGACAGCCGATGTAAGATGCTGCTCTCCGGGGATAAGGTCACTCTTGACACGCTCCTTGCTGCAATGATATATGACAAGCTTGCGTGGCTGCAATGGGCTAAAACGAAAGACGGTGCAAGAGGTGTGAACATACCCGAAACTGTTGTTTCAAAGCTTTTAGGCGACAGTGAGAGCAAAACACGAGGATTTACAAGTATCGAAGAATTTGAAAAGGCAAGGCAAGATCTGATAGGAGGTGAAACGTAATGGCGGAAGGAACTAAGCTTGCGGACGCATATGTGCAGATAATACCTATCTCAGAGGGCATAACAGGCAGAATAAAAGACCTGTTCAAAGACCTGCCCGACGAGGGCGACAAGGCAGGCGACAAAACAGGCAGCTCCTTTGCCTCAAAGCTCAAAAAAGCTGTTGCGGCGGCAGGTGTGGGAGCGGCTATAAGCAAGGTCGTCACCTCTGCATTCACTGAGGGTGCGGCTCTTGAGCAGTCGCTTGGCGGTGTTGAAACGCTATTTAAAAAGCACGCTGATATTGTCAAGAAGAACGCACAAGATGCCTACAAGACCGCAGGAGTAAGTGCAAACGAGTATATGGAGAACGTCACGAGCTTTTCTGCGTCGTTGCTTTCATCTCTTGGCGGTGACACACAAAAGGCGGCTGAGGTCGCTCACACTGCTATGGTGGATATGTCCGACAACGCCAACAAATTCGGCTCGGATATGCAGTCCATACAGACCGCTTATCAGGGCTTTGCAAAGCAGAACTACACAATGCTTGACAACCTCAAGCTTGGCTACGGTGGAACAAAGTCTGAAATGGAAAGGCTTTTGCAGGACGCTCAGAAGTTCAGCGGAGTTGAATACAACATTGATAACTTGAGCGACGTTTACAACGCTATCCACACAATTCAGCAAAACCTTGATATCACAGGCACAACAGCCAAAGAGGCAAGCACCACCTTTTCAGGCTCGTTTGCAAGCATGAAAGCTGCCGCCAAGAACTTTCTGGGCGTGCTTACCGCAGGGGGCGACGCCGACAAGGCTTTCAGCGACCTGTTAGGCTCGGCAGACACTTTCTTTGACAATGTGAAACGCCTTGCTAAAAGCTTTCTCTCACAGTCTGTGCAGGTGTTTGACACGGCAGTAGGTCAGCTTTTTGAGAAAATGGGCGTTGACGCTGAGAACATCGAGGGCGTTATAGAGGGTGTTCACAACGCCCTTAAATCCATAACAGCGGCAGTTGTGACATTTATTGCGGTGTCAAAGGTATCAGCGGTCACAAAGTCCTTTGAGGGACTTACTCTGCAAATGATACAGAGCAAGGTTCAGGCAACGGCTATGAATGCCCAAATGGCAATAACGCAAAATCTTGCAGCAGGTATCGCCGCAGGAGTTGCACTTATAGGCAGTGCGATCATAAATCATTTTGCCAATGAGATAGACGTCACAGAAAGCAGTATAGTGAATTTGTCCGAGAGCGTCAAACAGTTTTCGGACAAATGTCTTTCCACCAAGAGTGCTGTTGAAAGTCTTCACGAGGAGCTTGCCGACAGCACAGACAGTAATAAAAAGCAGGCTGACTCTTATCGTGCACTCAATGACAGGCTCAAAGAGCTGAATGAAACTGAAAATAAAAGTGCTGATGAAAAAGCCGAAATGCAATCCATTATAGATCAGCTCAACGGCGATATAGAGGGTCTTAATCTGACCATAGATGATCAGACAGGCGGCTTGAAAAACAACACAGCCGCAGTAAGCGATATGCTTGACGCTTATGCGGATATGCAGGATACAAAGGACTTGCAGGATAAGCTTGCGGAGGCTCTGAGAAACCAAGCGGCGGCTCAGAACGAGTATGATGAAGCACTTGAACGATACAAGCAGGCTAAGGCTGACGGTTTGACAGGTGATGATTTTGACGCACTTGCACTGTCCCTCAACACCGCTCACGGTGCACTTACAACGGCAAACAATGACCTTTCCTCTGTAAGACAGTCCATAGAGGAAGCAAACACCGCTCAGAAAGAATTTGCCGACGCTTATGCTCTTACCACAGGCTCGATAGCAGAACTCTCGGAAGAAACGCTGTCGCAGATAAATGACATCTGTGGCAAGTATGCAGACGCATACAAAACCCAGCACGATCTTGTGTTCGGACAGATAGATCTTCTTGACGAGTTCTGTGGAAAGTCAGATGTGACCGCCGAACAGCTCATCGCAAATCTTGACGATAACATAAACGGCTTTACCGACTGGGAAAACAATCTTGCCAAGCTGAAGAAAAAGGTCGCAGACGGCATTATCTCACAGGACTTTTACAACAATCTTGAAGAAATGGGTCCAAAGGGTGCAGGATACGCAAAGGCGTTTGTTGATATGTCAGATAAGGAACTCAAGAAATACTCTGCCAAGAGCAAGGGCATATTTGACGAAATGAATGACTACGTTGACGGAAGTATGAGCAAGATGAAAGATTCTTCTGCAAAGCTCCTTGCAGACCTTGTTGACCTGCCGTCACAAAACTATTACAGTATGCGGACGGCGTATGAAGTACTAGGACAGTACGCCGCAGACGGCTACGCAGACGGCATACAGAGCAGAATGTCATTCGTAAGTGCCACAGTAAATGAAATGGTCACAAGGGGCATAAACGCCGCAAGACTCGCTCAGGATTCACATTCGCCGTCAAGAGTTTTCCGCACGCTGGGCGGATATGTGGGCGAGGGTTATGCGCTTGGCGTGGCTGACGAAACATATCTTGCGGTGCAGGCGTCTGAAAATATGGTCAGGTCTGCGATACAAAGTGCAAGCAAGGTAGATAACAGCATTGACGTTTCATCGCTGAGAGAGCAGGCAGCGGCTCAGACTATGCCCGACACCTCAAACACAGCTATGAGATCGGCTATCCTTAACGCACTGGCAGAATACGCCTCGGTGGGTGATAAGAACAGCAGACAGCCTCTTAACGTGAATGTGATGATAGACAAGCGAGTTGTCGGCAAGGCAGCTGTGGAGGATATAAACTCTCAGACAAAGCTTAACGGCAAGTCGCCGCTTATGTAAGGAGGTTTTCAAATGGCGTATCTTAAATTCGGCGATACTGAAATAGCTGTGCCGACAACGTTCACAATAGATAAGAAAAAAATAATGTCCGACAATGCAGGGCTTGCGTCTACCTGCCGATATGTGGGCGATGTAAAGGGCTTGCAGACCACGCTGCACATAGAGTGGGCAAACTTAAAGCCGCAGGAAGTGGCAGTTATAAACGAGTATGTTCTGAATATGCAGGACACCGACTTTCCTGTTACCTATCTTGACGAAACTTTCAACGAGGCCACAGCACGTTTTAGGGCAGAGGGTACAACATACGAGCAGTGGGGTTGGGATAAGAAAAGGCAGCTTTGCAAGGTGCTTTCCCTTGATCTTTATGCCTATTCCGGTACAGGTGAGGTGACATAAATGTACACAGTAAGCGACATCGTATCAACCAAGATCGAAAGCTACTGCCGCACCTGGCGAATGGAGCTTGAAGGCAGCGACAGCGTTATTTTGGGGGATAAGATCATATCTGCAAGCAGTACAGCTCAAAGCACGTCCTTGTCAGACGACATCGAGCTGGGTGCAGTATGTTCGCAATCGTGGAACATGACCATAAGTGACACTGAAACAGCGTTTCTTGGCAAAGAGTATGACACATATCTGTACCTCGTGGACTACGAAACGAACGGCATACTTGCAGGCGAAAAGATACCAATGGGACGTTTCACCTGTGTGAAGTCGAAAAAGTCGGGCGGCAGTGTTCAGCTGACAATGGCGGACGGATTATATTTTTCCGACAAACCATATGTGCCGCATATTCCTATGCCAAACTGGAATAGATCCGTTGAAGACGATATATGCAGACAGCTTGGTCTGCAGAACGGCAATGACTATACAGAGGTGCGGCTACTGCGTGACAAGAACGGCAGAAGGTTGATAGATAAGAACGGCAAGGTGTTGTACTCAAAGTATTTCTATTTCAAGGTCAGCTCAGTGCCAAAGGACGTGACCATGCGGCAAATGTTGTCCTATCTGGCTTCTGCACAAGGCGAGTTCGGTTTTGTTGACCGATATGGCAGATACGTCCGCAAATGGTACGGCTCGAGCGTGAAGATACTGGACAATAACACCATAGACCTGCCTACGCTGTCAGAAAGACAGAACGTGATAGTAGGCATAATCTGCAAGGTCAGTGATGATGTAACATTGTCACTTGGTGTGACAGATACAACACAAGGACGTGTGTTGGAGTTTGAAAATCCGTACATGACCGAATCACTGCTGCAATCTCTGTGGCGCAGGATAGGCGGCTTTTCGTGGTACACCACTGAGCTGTACCACAGACTTGGTGACCCACGTTTCGACATAGGTGACGTGGTGACCTACACCAACGGCGCAGGCAGCTATGACATACCAATAACGAATTTAGGATTTACCTTTGACGGCGGACTGAGTGCTGATATCTCAGCGGTAGGTTTGTCGGTAGAAGAACAGCTTTAAGGGGGCAAGATAATGGCTGATGAAAATGTGACATTGGCACAGGATATCACTGAAAATGACTATCCTATGCAACACGCAGGCGAGGAAATCGATGAGATATTGAGCCGAGCCGGCAAGATACACTATGGCACTGTGGAACACAAGATGACGGGAGCAAATGCTATAATGCAGATACCGCTTGGGCTGACCTTTGCACCTAAACAGGTAATAGCAACGCTACGGCAGACAGACACACCAACACCATATCAGAACTACTGCACCCACGTTTATGGGTCAGGAACGTCATACTATATGAGTGTCTGCATGGGAGCTAATAACGGGCCAACATTGGAAAACGTGCCAACAGGAACATACTATGTTGATTATATTGCAATAGAGTAAAGAGGGGTGATTAAATGACGATAACATTAAATTCAGACTATGACGTAACACTAAGCACAGCCCTGCTTGGCTACGTCGGTGAAACAAATGCTAGACCAGTGTCGGTCGAGGGCATGGAGATAGACGGTGCAGACCGCTATGTGTTAACGATAGACTATGGCGATGGCACTGTCTATGATGTGGATATCTCAGAGGGCACATGGACGCCAACCGCAGATATCTTGCGGTCAGCACAGACAGTATCGTGTCAGATAGCGGCGAAGAAGCTGTCAGGCGACGAGTATATTTTAGTTAAAAAATCACGCATATTCCGTCTGAGAATAGGTACGGCTATAGGAGATAATGCAGTACCATCGCCAGATGTGGCTATGGACGCATTAGACCGCATAGACGCTATAGGCAGGCAGGTGACGG